TGTTCTGCAAGAGACATACGCTGACGTTCCTGAGCAACTTGGTCCCTACGAGCTTGCTCTGCTACGCCAACTCTACGGCCTTCAAAACCTTCACTAATTAAAGCTGCACGTTCTACTTCAGCTTGCTGCTGAGCTCCTAGCGTACCTCCTGAATAGCCAAGTCCTGATTCCTGTTCTGCACGAGTCATAGCACGTCCATATAACTGCTCACGATCTAATGCTCGTTGCTCAGATGCTAACGCAGCTCTTTGTGTAAGTTCACGCTCGGCTAAACCTCGCTGTGATACACCAGCTGTTTCCATTTCAGCAAGTCTACGATTCTCAGCAGCTATATCAGCAGCTTGACCGCTAGATGCTAAGGTTTTAGCTCCCATAGCACGTTCGTAATCTGTAGTAACTCCACCATATAACTCTTCTCTAGCTAAACTTCGCTGAAGTGCTGCTTGTGAAGTTTCTTGGCCAAACTGAGCTTGTTGGAGATCTGCTCTAGCCTGACGTTCAGCAGCGCCTTCGGTCTTAGCTAGTGTACCTACACGCCTCATTTTCCTGTCATATTCAGAGGTATATCCGCCGTATAATTCCTCACGTGCTAGATCTCTTTGTAAACCGGCCTCTGTAGTACGAGCGTCACGATCTAACTTAGCCTGGGATTCTGTTAGACGTCTTTGAGCTCCAGCTTCACGTGCTGCTAAAGTTTGTACTCTACGTCCGTCAATTTCTTCAAACCCACGTAACTCAGCACGCGCTAAATCTCTGTTTAAACCTGCTTGATCTTCTGTAGCAGTACGATCTAAAGCAGCTTCGTCTTTTTGCTGTTGTAGGGCATCACGTGCTAAGGTATCTTGACTGTCAACCGTACCAAGAGCTTCTTGTGCCGCTAAGGTTCGTTCTTGGTCTATCTTACCTAACAACTCACCCCGGCGAAGTGCAAGCTCCTGACCTTGTAACGTAGTCGTAGCTTCTGGACTTCCGTACAACTGTTGAGCCGCTAGAGTTCTGTCATCACCAAGCTGCCCTGTAAGCCCTGCACGTTGAAACGCTTCTTGTTGTAAACGCTGGCTACGAGCTTCAGTTTGCCTTGTTGTATCATCGCCTCCAAGATCAGTACCAAATGTCTGAGCTAATCCCGTGCGATATGCTAAATCTTGACGCTGCTGATCTAAAGTCCTTTGCCCATCGTAGATGCCAGTTAACGCCCCACGTTGCATACCTTCTTGAGCTAGTGCAGACCTCTCAGATTCACGCTGTTGATCACGTCTTAGAGCATCCTGAGACAAAAACTCCCTAGTACCTAAATCCCTAGAGAACTGCCCCATACGTTCAGCTTCAGTCTGCTGCCTACCTGCTAATCCAAACTGTTGATCTGTACCATACAGACCAAGCCCTTGTTGTATAGCTTGCCCTACACCAGCTTCACGTTGAGCTTCAAACTGAGCATCTAAGGCTTGTTGACCTCTAAGTACACCAGACTCAAATTCCCCAAATTGTGAAGCCGTAGCTCCACCCCCACGTAATACGCCGAGCCTATTCAAACGCTCAGATAGATCCTTACGAGATTTCTCTGCCTGATCCTGGTAACTTCCCATAGCAGCTTGGCGGCGTTTCTCATACGGATCTGCCGTTAGTCTGCTAGATATAGCACTCTGTAACTGTCCTCCAAAACTTCCTGTAGCCATTAGTGTACTCCTAGCTTACGTACAGTTTCTGGTCCGATGGGTTTATACATTAACATCGAGCGGCGTACTGTAATAGGTTGATCTAGTGTGCTATTTTCATATCTTATCTGACTCACAGGACTATACCCATGTAAATCAGTATCATTTACAAATGCTGTAGTTGCCGATCTAATACTCGAAGAACCTATAGTAAACGCAGTTTCAAGAGCATCCGTAGGATCTCCAACCTGAAACGTATCACCTTTTGTAACAATTCCTGGACCTGTTTGATACACCGATGTATCATATGCTACGTCAGCAGCGTTGAACTCATGTCTGGCATATAACCATCTAACTCTTGTAGCCACGGACACAGGAGGCGTAGCAGCAGTAGTAGCTTTAACTGTAAAGGCCGACGAAGCGTCATTAGTCCCTGTATTATGCTTAAACAACAACCCATCAGCGTTCCCTCCTAAATGTGGTAAGTCTTCAAAATACGCACCACAAATACGAGTGTTTGCCGTGTACACACCTACCCATTGACGTAGTTTGTAATTCCATACTATAGCGACATTCATATACTGTTGATTAGTACCATAAGGCACCCAGAACCATACTTGGTCGTCTGAAGTCACTAGATGCGCAAAACTATAATTCAATCTGTCTTTATTAAGATTCTCCCAAAACTCTGATCCATCAAAGTTACCCGATACTTTTTGAGGCGGTTCAGATCCTCCCCATTCGTATATGCCATCACGCCGCATAAATAACTGATTGCCAAATTCATCAGTGACTAAGCTACGCCTAGATATTGTCCCTCGGTCAGCGCGTCTTTGTATACTATATGGTATGTCAGCATTACCCGTAGGAAACAAACCCCAGATGCCATCCTCATTATGGAGACCTAGGAAGCTCTTAATGGGTGCCACACCTGTGATTTGGCCATCTGTGATATAATAATCATTAGCCCCAAATGATGTTATATCTGTGGTTGAAGAGTAATGAGCTAACCGCTCACCTTGGTTGGTGCTGACATACCAAAGTCTATTATCCCAAAATATAGCCGAATCCGCAGAAGTAACACCACTAGATCCCATACCAGCGGCTGCTATATTACCCCCAGCAGCAGTCCACTTAATAGGTGCATCATTACCTATACCATTGACTCCTATTAATGTCCCACCTGCATTAGTAGTAACCCAATACTTATCTATGTGTGCTGTAATAGTAATCGAGGCTGTACGGTCTGTCCAGGTGCCATCTACATCCTCATAGAGCTTAGTTCCTGCAATAACGAACACTGCACTTGAGGACGCACTAAATCTTTGTTTGCCCGTAGCCACTACAGACGGGGAACCAGACAAAGCACTAGATATGTACTTCGCTGTTCCCCGCCGAGTATTCAATGATCCAGCGTTATCTAGGTACATATTTTCAATCCTAGACAACACATTAGGTTCTAGATCAATGGCAGGGACAGAATAATTCACTGTCTGCCACGGGCCAAATTGAATACCGTCCGCTTGTATCGCCATTATGAAGCTACCTGTAATGATCCTTCACGAACTACGAAGTTAAACTGGCCAGACATAGAGTCTCTACGTCCCATACGGAATTTACGGTCTGAACTAGAGTTACGATTGTACATTAACCCTGTTTGTACATAACTTTGTTTGTACTCGTTTTCTTTGATTGCTCCATCTGGATCGCCTTTTTCAGAATGATATAATTCTGATATACCATGAATCACAGCAGCTTGAAACCATACAGGAGCATAGATGTCATAATTAGTAGTAAGATTAGTAGTCGTAATATCAGGCACATTAGCTACGTATTCGTACGTTACAGTAGCCGTAGAGTCTGGTTGAGGATATAAAGTAACCTGAGATTCGCCATCAGAGGATTCGTTCACACCGCTGAAAAACAAAAATCTAGGATCGCCAGTTTCTGACCTGTCTATGTCTAGTTCATCTATATAACTCTCAGTTACAATCTTAATCGGATTATCATTAGTTGTATCTTTAAAATGTCTAGTATGAGCTACATCAGATGCTAGATCATACTCAGACGTACCAGAAGACGTTGTAAACGTACCTTGCTTATGTCTAAATACCCAAGGCATAGCTAGTAACTCTGCCATTGTCATATTTGCATAATCTATACCATTATCACGATACGTTTGATTAGTAACCGTCAAACCTGCACGCCGTAATGCTATATCTAATATAGTCTGCGGAGTCATATTTACTCACTCGCTGTTAGAGCCAAAGCCTCGAAATCGTCATCGTATTCAATACCCGTGCTGCTTAGTTGATTACCGTCTTTCCATTTCTTCTGCCACAGCTCTACAGCACGCTCGCCTTTAAGTGCGATTGCCTCTGGAGCTATAGGCACAAAATCCTCACCGTGATAGGCTTCTCCAAAAGTACGCATATTCTGGAGCGCATCAATATTACCCTTACGGCGTTTCTTCGTAACTGTCGATACACCAAGAGCTTTAGCCATAAGACTCTTAGTTTCATCAGACGATCCCTGGATAAGCTGTACTAGTGCATCCGCTGTAAGAGCGTCTTTCTGGACAGCACTATCCGTAGTGGGCTTAGAAGGCTGGGGTGTCTTATTCATTTGGATTTACGTTTAGGCTTACGCTTAGTAACAGTTTTTCCTGTGGACTTAGCGTAAGACTTGGCAGCTTTCTGACCTGCCTTGGAATATGAAAAATGCTTACCACCTACTTTGGGCATATGTAAGATCCTTGTAAATAAGGTGAGGACACCGCCTCGATGCCCCCACCTTAGTGATGCTAGTCTAACAAATTATTCAACTTAATAGCACCGTATTCAGTATCAGCTGTAACAGCCATAGCATAGCCAACAATCGGCTCTGTTTGAGCATCTTTAGCTTGCGCGGCACCTGCTACGGAATCGCCCAATGTCAACTGTTGGCCTACTGCCCAAGCGCCTTCAGAGAGACACGTTGCTATGCCCTTAGTCTGAATCCAGCCAAAATAACCAGAAGTCATACTGACCATAGTAACGCCAGATACTAAAAAGTCTGTAGCTGCCGTTGCGGCATGAACATTGTTGACTGGACTAGGTGTAAGAGAAAAATCACTAGCTCCAGATGACAATGCAGTTATAATAGGATCATAGAGCGTAAACTCTACAGCATCACTACTAGCTGCGCCATTAGTTTTAACTCTGTAAGTAAAACCTTCGCCAGCTCCATCAGTGATATGCAAGTATGACCCTGCATAATCATTAGCTGATACACCTTGAAAATCAGCAGGAGGTCCAGCTGATCCAGACGCAGTTAGAGTGACTACCTTTGAACCAGCCCCTCCGGTAGCAATAGTACCGTCTGAAATTTCAACAGCACCGCCAGTAGAGAAATCTGGGCCTACAAGTTTACCTACAGTACAAGCAGCGTCAAAATTAGCATAACGGAAAACACGCCCGTCAATCAATTCCAACTTCTGCCCTAGCGGATGTTTAGCAGACGAAGACTCTTCATAAATACCCTGATTGCCTTCAGCTGATCCACCTATAGTTCCGCCAACTTCAAAATTAAGATTATCGTTACGTGACATTTTAAATTCCTTTCCCTATGAGCAGGGGTAAACCTCCATTGGCTTGGAGGCAGGATATTAGGTTAGCGCAGTGGCGACACCATGACGCCGTGCGTTGTTAATAACAAGCTGGCAACCAAACACGATATACGCAACCATCGCGAACTGATTAACCGGTTCCTTAAACGCCGTCTTCGCAAAGTTCTTACCCTGCTGTATCTTCAACTTGAGATACTTGCTGTTGATAAGATATGCGTGCTGCGACGGACAATCACGATCATACTGGATCGTGGCACCACGGAAGATAGGCGAACCTGCGTCAGCTTTGCCCGTCTCACCCGCGGCCAAACGAGCATATCCAGTACCCTCGAAAAGGTTCTGCATGTCACCGAACACCGTCAAAGTAGTAAAGATATGCGAAGGCGTATCGTTACCCTCAGAGCAGTTATTCCAGACAGCACCCAAACGCTGAGTACCAACATTAATATTGCTCGAAATACTATCTACA